TTATCAGGTATAATCATCGTAGTGCAGTCCACCTAGAAAGACCGCTGCCTGTACATAGGTATGTTGTGTTATCAGGCACAATAAAAGAAAAAGGAACTGTAGGGTATTGAGGGACACCACAACAGTCTGGTGAGTTTGCTCTACCAATTTCAACACCACCAACATAAGCTATAGCCGCTGAAGAACCTTGCCCTCTCATTGAGACCATGACTTGAATAGGACGACCTGTTGTATTTGTGTAAGTAGTCCCCAACGAACGAGAAACAGCTTGCCATGTCTGACCTACACCGATGGGGTCTGGAATGGTTATAGCCGCTGTAGTAGCTGCTGTTACTTGACCTTCAGCGTTAACAGTGACTACAGGGATAGCTGAGGTAGAACCGTAAGAGCCAGCAGTAACACCAGTAGCAGCCATCTTAGCAGAGGTAACAGCGTCATCAGCAATGTCGGCTGTCTGTACTTCAAATGCGCTGATAGAGGCGTTAACAAAAGCTGTAGTAGCTAGTTGTGTGGTATCTGTACCTGTGGCGGCTGTAGGCGCTGTTGGCGTTCCAGTCAGAGCAGCGTTGTTGGTGTTAGCCTTACTGTTAACAGCAGTTTGGATACTGTCAAACTCATCGTTAATCTCTGTACCCTTAATAATCTTGTTAGGGTCACCAGAGATTAGAGCATCTTTAGCTCCAAAGTCTGTAGCCTTTAAATAATTAGCCATTAACTCATCCTTCCTGTTTTAACAAACATGTCAATCTTCTGGACTGACAACTCATTACCGTTAACATCAGCCTCAAAGCCGATTTGAATTGTGTTACCACTACCGCCTACACTACTCTTAATTGAGTCTAGGACAATACCAAATGAATACTCACCAACACCATACTCAGCGACACCAAACTCAGATACATCACCTGTCACAATAGTGAAGGGGTATGAGCGAGGGTTTTCCTGATAATCAAAGTTGGTCTTGATAACGAATGATTGGTTGCTACCTCCAATAACTGTAGCACTAATCTGCTTCAGTATTTTGTTGGTTGTAGCTGCTCCCATGTCCAAGTAGTGCGAGAAGTAACGTAGGCGATACTTAACACCATTATCACTGTAACCAAAGTAGCGACCAATTCCATCAACTTTACCAATCATAACTTCTCGGTCTCGTCGTCTAACAAAAGCAGAGGCCATGTAAGAGAACCAAACTGTAACCCTAGCTGAACCATCTTCTAGTGGCTGTCGCATATCCAGACAGTAGATTGTTTCAGTAGATGGGAAGGAGATAAGGTAGAAGGCGTTAATCTCTGAGTAGACAGAGCACACACCATTTAAATCACCAACGTTTGTACGCTCTTGGTTTATATCTTTGATTAAGTCGTCACGTACATTCTTTGAGAGGTCACGCATTGGCACTGACTTCTCTTGGATAACACGACCTAAGCTGCGAATACCCGTATCTGACAGGAAGATTAAGTCGTTACCCGTATTCTGAACACTATCACGAGCAACACAACCAACACCTGCAATAACATCCTCTAAGGCAAAGTCACCTAGTGGGTTCTCAGCGCCTCGGTACAGGATGATGTTACGCTCACAGAAGATAACCAAGAAGCCGTTGTGGGCAGCAAGAGCAACAACTGTGTCTACGTTGTTAGGGAGTACAGCAGATATGTTCAAAGAGCCACTAGTGCCACCAGCGAAGGCAGGGAAGGCGGTATCAGCAATATCTGTAGTCCAGTAGATAGAAGAGCCATCATGCACCCAGAAGCGCCCGTAAGCGGCTACAACATCACGAGGGTAGTTAACACCATAACTCTGAGCTACGCCTGTGTATGTGCTTATAACCTGTGAGGTGGGTGAGGCACTCTCTGTATATACAACAGGCTCGTGACCTTCTTGAACAATGAGGGCGTGGTCGTAAAGAGAAGCACCCTTCCACTTGTTAGCCGTGATGGTGTATGATGCTGGGGTTATATCTGTTAGAGCACCACCGTCTGCGCCATTCTTAAACAACAAGTCATTACCACCAGAGAGGGTAACAACTGTGTTATCAGCGTTTACGTGTTCCATCAAGAATTCGATAGAAGCACCTGCAAGTTGAGTAACACCACTGTCGGTACGCATCTGCCAGCCCTTACGTGAGCCTAGACGACCATACTTATCAATAACCACGTTGTCAGTAAGTTGAGCGAAGTTAGGTGATAAGGTGATGCCACTCTCTTGGGTATTGAGGCCATAGAAGCCGGGGGATACTACTGAGAGTGCTTGTAGTTGTTTCATACGCTATACCAAATAGTGTCCTCTGGGTGACGAGCTGCATCCATAGCAATCTCATCTGCCATTGCCGACTGAGCAGCAGCGTAGGCGTTTATACTTTGTTGACCACCATCTTCACCTCGTTCCTCAATCGCCATTGCCGTAGCTAACAGGATGATTGGTCGGGTAGGTAGGACAACACTTTGAGCATCTTCAGTTAACTCTAGGTTACGCTGGGTGACGTTGAAACGAATATCGTAAACAGCATCAGGGATAGGGTAAATATCTACCTGAGTGTCACCATCTACGCTAACACCGTTAAAGTTGTAGAAGGCTGGGATACCTCGTTGTGGGTCAGCCATCAGAAACTCTGTATCAAACCACTTACCAGTCTGATACTTCATCTCAATGTTACTCGTGTCGTTTAACACATGTAACACCTTGAAGTTATTCTGTGAGCCGTTAAGCTCGTAGTTGAATACGTTAGGTGTGGTGGTTAATGTTAAAGTTGAGCGTAAAGCACTCCAGTCCCATGCAACCTCTACTTGGCTCTTAGCCTCGTTAACGAAGTCACCAATCAAACGAGCGTAACTGTTAGAGTTACCAGTACCTTGCACGGTATCAACTTCACTCTCACGTAAGCGCCTAAGCACCTTATTGACAAGTTCTAGATATGTCATTTATTTCTTCCTTTGTTGCTATTATACCACAGATTTTAACTTTTGTCAAGTTTATTCACCATCAAATGCGACTGTTTGTGGCTCTTTTCTCAAATCAAATGTAATAATACAATCTTGAACCGCACCCGCCTGTGGGGTAACAACCATCGAATCACCCTGTTGCATCACCACTGCACCGTCACTGAACTGAATAAAAGAGTGAGCTGCCATTGGGTATAAGTCGATAATACGAATCTTGTGGGTTATGTCGTGAGCGTGTTGCCAATAAGCTGAAACAGTCTTGTTGTTAGCATCTAGGTTGGAGATGAATAACAAACTTACCTCAGCCTTATAACCAGCTGGGACAACAAATATCGTATTATCTACACCTGCCGTTAAGCGTTTACCTACTGAATGTCTCATTGCCCACCCTTCAACTTAATAAATAACAACACTACCCACCACAACACCCCTATAAGGGTTGCTATGACAACAGTGTAAATAGAGTTCCACAAAAGGGCTGTACGTCTCTTAGCACGCCTGTAGATGGTCTTCTCTCGTTCTTGTCTAATCACCCTACGCATGCTAATCATCTCTCGGTAGGTATCAACACCATAACGATAGGTGATTAGCTCACGTAACTCATTCTCCATTTGCTGTATCTTCTGCTTATGCACTACAGCCTGAAATGCCTCCTGCTCAACGGAATTGCCACTGAACAGCTTCTTAAACATTGGTGGGTTCTTAGCCTCTTCCTCTGCTTTGTTAACGTCGCTAACACCCTGAAAAAACTTCCCGAAGTAGCCTACGCAATCTTCAATCTCACGACCAGTTTCAACAGCCTTTTTAATCATACTGAAAGCTGAGGATGCTAATGCGAAGGCACTTACGGGGTCAATCATTTTCTATATTCCGATATTAACAAAGAGAAGGCTGTGATAACCCCTGCTATCCACAGGAGAGGTTTAGCTGCTGCTGCCATCCATTCTAAGACGGTAAAGGCTCCTTGGGCGGCAGAGAAGGCTTTAACAACCTGCTCTGTCTCCTCATTGAGTTTATCCACCTTTTCCTCTACGGCTAGCAGTCGCTCATAGATGGCTGTATGAGTAACTTCTTCTTGCATTAGGTTACCTCGTCAGCAGATTCCGGTGTATTACCCTCAGCCAGCCATGCCAGATACTCTTGGTAGTCTGTGTTGGCGGGGTCGAAGGGGATGAAGGCGTTGTCGGACAGGCGTTTGATGCACTGGGCGGGTTGGTCAAGATAGTTTGGAAGAAGTTGATACATGGTCATAGCTCCGCTGAATAAGAAACAACATTTACGTCAACCATTGCGGGGTCGCCGTAACTACGGCCTCTGTTTGATGAAGACTGAATTGACATGTCGGAACTTTTAGTGTTGGTGGATGTAAAGCCAAAACCAGCAATTCC